TTCGAGGCCATCCACGCCAACGCCATCGCGAGGGTCGAGTACTAAACGCTTAACGGGGGAGCAATCCCCCCTTCAAACCTCTTAAAGGATGGGATAGGATGTTGAGCCACGGGAACACCGGAAAGGTCTTATCGAATCGTATGTCCAGCATGAGGTTGGAGTACAAGGACGAGCCGGACGGTTTTTCTGATTCCGAGAAAACGTTCCTTGATTCATCCACCGTCCAACACGCTGGCGTGGCTCACGATGAAAATTGGCTCATAGACACCGAAACCGTGGAATGGCTAGAATCATCCGGTCCGGTGCTGGTTGACGTTCGCAAGGCGGACGTTCTCAAGGATTCAATGAGGGATTAATATGGCTATTTCACAATTATGTGGGGGAAAGATAGGCGGGGGCGAGTTCGATACCGCCGGTTCGTTCATTCAAGGCGCTTATTCCATCACGCATGAGAACCCTGAAAAAAGGCTCATCGCACCCATGATAAACCCCATCGTGAGGAATCCTAAGAGATCGCCGTTCTTTAATAACCGATTCACAAGGAACATCGAAATAGAGGTAATCTAAATGGAAGAAATGGTAATGTTAGGACTTTACATCCTGGCCGCGTCCGGGGTGTCCTTGGTCGTTAGGTTTTATGACTACCCCAAGTCGGAGTTCTCATGGAGCGAAGTGGGAAAGGCGTTCATCGGTTCTCTGATCGCCGTGGCTCTCACGGTCTGGTTCATGGGCGACGCTGACATATTCAAGCCGGAAATGTTCGCCATCGTCGCCGGAGCAGGTGTCGGTGGGATGTCCGTGGTCCGTGGGATGCTGGACCGCTTCAAGAAAGCCGAATAAACACATCACCGAGGGGATGGGGGAGTTGGAACAAATGCCGTTTAACGAAATGACCGACAGGGAGCTTATAATCAGGCTATACGCCAAGATGGATAATCTGGCCGATGATGTGAACGAGATCAAGCAATCCCTGAAAGACCGCCCCTGTCCCTCCCAAATGTGCAAGGCGCACCATGATGATATTGAACGCCTGAAATATCGGAATCATATAATGGTGTGGGCGTTCGGCTCGGCTCTTACGATAATCGGTCTGGGCGCGGCTCTTTTGGCGGTGATCTAAATGGCTTATTCACTTTATACCGAACTTCAGAACCTTACGGGAACGGCGCTCAGTCAAACGATATTGGAGGCGATAATCGCTCAATCGGACCGCACCATCGACGCCAAGTTAAGAAGGGCGGGAATAACCGGGGCGGACACCAACGACCTTAAAGCCGCTTCTTTAGAGTATTCCATCGCCGGACTTCTTACCCGTTACAGATTGGATGGAACGAAGCCAGCATCCCTATCCCTTGGGGGCTTTTCCATGTCCGATAACATAGATTCGGCAATTGACGAACACCAGAAAAGGGGCGATGAGATAATGGAGTCGGTGATAAAGAGAAACCGTTCCTATCGCCAAATAGTGAGGGTCGTTAACAAATGCTGACCGAGAACGGGAGCGGGAAATACCTGAGCCGGGACTGGCAACGTAAGCGAGCGGAGGCCATGGTCGACCGAACGCGCTTCTCGGATTCCGAGCTTGCGTGGCTCGAGATCGGAGAGAACGACGGTACCGGCAAGCTCCGGAAGGAGACATACGAGGTCGAGACGCAGCCAGTCGTGTCTCGGCGCAGGCACGACGTCCGGGAAAGACCGGAATGCGGAGGCAGAGACTGATGAGGATCACGAGCTCAAATCTCAACATGGACGGTTACGCTGCGGACGTGGACCTGACCGCGGGGCAGGACTACACCACGGCAGGGACGAGCGTCCCGGTGGACGGCATAGACAAGGTACTGGTGTTCGCCAAGGGGAAGGGCGCGAACGCGTCAAGCTCCGGAACGGTGAGCATCTACATAGCGGCGTCGTACGACGGGACCACATTCGATACCGAGGGCACGGTGATCGCGCTTACGCTCAACGCCAACAGCGCGGTCCGGGCCAAGCCGGTGCTGTTCGAGTGCTCTGGGTGCAAGGCGCTCAAGATCATACGGATGGTCAACGGCGATGCCACGTACGCGGTCGATGACGTGAACGTGCGGTTCGTGAGTCAGGGGTGATGCCGCGTCCTACTGCAGCACGGCCGAGTCGGTGAGCGCCACCGGGTCATCGTACGATACGGCGGTCCTCCAGGAGCTCATCGACCGGGCGGACCGGCAGATCAACGCTAAGCTCAACGCCGCGCGCGTGAGCGGGAGCGGGAACGCCATCAAGGAAGCATCGCTCTGCCTGTCCACCGCGATGCTGGGGGGATGACGATGCCGCTCTATACCAACGACCGGGACGGCATCATGAGGCGCGGGCTCGCCCGTGACATGGTCCGCCCGCTGAACAGCGAGCCCTGGATGGCCGGGCTGGAGTGGGACAAGACCACCGACAAGTACACCCGCCTTGGATATGCCGGTTCGCGCGATCGCTCGCCCTTCGACACCTGGCTACCGTGGGCCGGGATGCGCCGCTGCAACCTGGATGACAATGGCAAGGTCACCGCCTATCACGGCGACGCCGCCTATCGCGCTGACGGCTCGAACGGGCAGGTGATGGTCGAGATACCGGCGTTCTGGTATCGGACCGAGATATTGAGCACCGGGTACCGCTGGTGCGTCAGCCCGTGCGCGCTGCCGGGGTTTAAGCTGCATCCGGCCTTCGTCCGGCACGGCGTCATCAAGAGCCGGGTGTTCGTCGGCGCGTACAAGGCGTCCGCCTACGACGTAACCGCCTCAGCGACAGAGGTCAACACCATCACCGTCACCGCCGGGGCATCCGCCTCCGGCAACGTCACCATCACCCTGGACGGCAACCGCCCAATCACCGTGGCCGTTGTCGCCGGGGATGACGCGAACGCCGTTGCCGCCAAACTCAGGGCGGCGACATACGACTGCTCGCCGTACTCCCCGCAATCGTTCGCCGCGTCCGGAGCTGACGCCGCTTGCATACTGACCTGCTCGGTCCCTGGCCTGAAGACCACCGCCACGTTCTCCGGGGGAACCACCGGCGTCACTGCCACTGTCGCCAAGACCGTCACCGGCGCTGGAGGTTACATGCTCAACGATCCGACCGGCAGGGACAACACGGCAACCACCGGGGATAAGCTCGCTTCCGTGTCCGGCGTTAAGCCCATCAGCGGATGGAAAACATCGCTGACGCTGAACGAGGCGCGCACGCTGGCGCACAATCGCGGCGCTGGCTGGGAGGTCATCGACTTCTTGACCGCATCGGCGCTGCAACTGTTGTATCTGGTGGAGTACGCGTCATTCAACTCGCAAGCCACGCTGGGCAACGGCATCCTGAGCATCACGGACGATGGCGCTACGAACATGTCGCCCTACACCGGGCAGACCAACGCCCTGGGCAACGCGTCCGGCTCGGCCACTGGGAACACGCACTATCAGACCGGCCAGGCCGCGAACTCCGTAACATATCGGGGGGTCGAGGATTTCTTCGGTAATCTCTGGGAATGGACCGACGGCATCAACATCAAGGCGGATTACAAGCCCTGGATAGCTGACCATGGGTTCGCCAGCGATACGTTCGCCGCTCCCTATGTCGATTCAGGGCTGACGCTGTGCGCGACCAATGGCTATGTAACCGACATCGCCCTGGACGCTGATAACGACTATGGGTTCCTGGCGTCCGCTGTGGGGGGTTCGGCGTCGGCGAAGCTGTGCGATTATTATTACCGGGCGTTGGGGAACAGAGCGGCGCTGCGGGGGGGCAATTGGGCCGTTGGCACGTACGGCGGGGCCTTCTGTTGGGCTCTGTATCTTGAGGCCTCGTATTCGGCTCGGGGCGTCGGCGCGCGCCTGGCTTTTGTGGGGTGAGGGAGAGAGGATGAGACGGAACAACTGACGATGAAAAAGAGGGATATAGGGTGACAAACGCAAAAGGCGAGGACCTGGAAAGATGGGATTGTTAAGTGGAACGGCAACCTGGCTCAAGCAAAGCGTTACGATATACCCATACTCCACGCTGAACGATTACGGCGAGTATTCCTGGGGAACCGGCGCGGCCACCCCATGCCGTATAGAGCAATACGATAAGCAGATAACCACCGAGGACGGACGCCAGATAATCGCCGTCGCCAAGATAACCATAGACGGGACGAACACGCCGAACATCAAGGATAAAGTGGTCTTACCGAACGGCGACGATAGGTTAATTGAGAAAATAGACAACTCCATCGGTCCAGATGGGACCAGCTACTTGAAGATAATCTATGTCTAAGAACGGCCCGGAAATAAGGGCGGAGGTCCAGCGTCTTAAGGAGGAGCAGACCAGGCTTCGAAACCTCAAGGAAGGGTTCCCCTCGGAGGTCGAGAAGGTGCTTTACCAAGAGGCGTGGTGGGTGTTGGGGAAGTCAATAAAAATAGCACCCATAGACACCGGACGTTTGAGGGCGTCGGCCAGGGTGGACCTTCCTGTCAGGGAGGGCGACAACAGGATATCCATTCGCCTTTCCTACAATACCGACTATGCCAAATGGGTCCATGAAAAGACGGACGGGTTCGGCGGGCCGGTGAACTACAGAGCACCCGGCACTCAATCGATGTTCCTCATAAACCCCCTCATAGAGAACATCACTGAAATGGAGGATCGGATTACCGTGCGCCTCAAAAAGTTGGTGAAAGACAATGTTGGCTAAGGACATAGCGGAGTATCTTGAGGACGCCACCATCGGAACCGTCGGTTCGTCCATATTCGTGGGCATGATGCCCGACACGGCCAATAATGTGATTGCCGTTTACGAGTACGGCGGGAACCCCCCCGAGGTGGTGGGCGACATAGAGAATCCGAGGCTCACCATACGCGTTAGGAATTCCACCTATGCCAACGGACTCGCCAAGGCCAGGGACGTACTGAACGCCCTGCACACCGTGAATAACACCACCATAGAGGGGCACTCGTATCTTTACATAAGGGCGGTGGGATCGGTGAACTCCTTGGGGAGGGACGCAAAGGACCGATACACGTTCTCGCTGGATTTCATCGTATCTAAGTTAATGGAGACCTCATAATGGCAATACAATCCTTTACTGGCTACAAATTATTCGTTCATGGATACGACCGTTCCGGGGATTTCAACAAGATAAACCTCGATTACTCGGCTGACGAACTGGATTCTACGAGCATCGGGGACACCTCCAAGGAGTTCATAGCCGGACTGAAAACGGTCAAGTTCGATGGGGAAATCTTCACATCCCATGGGGGCGGGGAGGTTGAGACCACATCCAACGCCAACTTCGCCGTGGCCGACAAGGTGATAACGGTCTATCCGGGAAACACCGCTGGAAACGTTGGATACGCCTTTAGGAGCGTTCAACTGACCCAATCCCCCCAGATGGTAATTGGTGATATTGCGAGATTCACCATATCCGCCAGTTCGTCCGGCTCCGCCCTTATCCGGGTGACGGACATGGAAGCGTTGGCCACCAAAACCTCAACGGGAACGGGAACGGCTCGGCAATTGGGGGCGGTGTCCGCTGCTCAAACGCTCTATTCGTTCCTTCATGTCATAAGCGCGTCATCGGGCGACACCCTGGACGTTACCATCGAATCGGACAATGCCGAGGGGTTCAGCTCGGCGACCACTCAGATAACGCACACACAATTTAACGCCATAGGCGCGGAATACAAGACCAAGGCGGGAGCGATAACCGACGATTGGTATAGAGTAAAATGGACCATCGCCGGGACCGACCCCTCTTTCACTTTTAACGTTGGAGTAGGAATCTTATAAGGAGAAATGAAACATGGCTGTATATTGCATAGCTACGCCCCAGATAACCATAAACACGGTGGACCTTTCGGACCACCTGAAAGATGTCAGCCTCACCTACGAGGCGGACGAGATCGAGACCACTTCTTCCGGGGACACCAGCAAGGAATTTATCGCCGGACTCAAGAGCTGGAAGGTCGATGCCACGCTTCAGCAGGATTATGCCGCATCCGAGGTCGACGCCACGCTCTTTCCGCTGGTAGGAGCTGCCCCCTTCGCGGTCATCCTGAAGCCCACCAGCGCGGCCACGGCAGCCACTAACCCCAAGTTCACCGGGAATTGTATCCTGACCTCCTATCCCCCCATGTCCGGGGCGGTGGGGGAACTCGCAACCGTCAAGATAACCATGCGCGGAAGCGGTGCGCTGACCAGGGCCACCTCCGACTAAAGGTGAACCATGCCCGAACTTACCACCTTCGACATACATAAGCTGGCCGATATAGACGTTCAGGAAAAGGAGATAGGCGGGTTGGGAATCGTCCGATTCGGGCGGCTGACCATGAAGGACCTGGCCGACGTGAAGCGCATTGACGACGAGATCGAGCAATCGTATGTCCTTCTTCACCGAATGCTAGTCAAGGCCAACCCCGGGCTTACGGTCGAAGAGATCGGGAAATGGGAACCGTCGGTATTCGCTCAGATTTTCCAGGCAGTGGTGAATATTTCGGATTTTCGGGAACCGAAGTGAGAAAGTGGGTGTGGGTGTCGGATGAGGCGCAGACGCTATGGGTGGTCTGCCACGAATTCGGCATCACGCCCTCCCAGGTAATGACCATGCCAGTGGACGAATACGCCTTCATGCTAAGCGGGCTGGAATGGTGGAAGACGAAAGAGAAGGAAGCAATAGAACATGCCAGACATTGAGTTCCGTTTAACGGCGGTGGACGAGGCCACGCCGGTAATAGAGCGCACCAGGCAAACCCTCGAAAAGTTCAACAAGACGTATAGCGCACCGATGGGCGGCGGTTCCAGTGCATCTGGTTCATCGGGCGGGATGTCTGGAATCCTGGGCAAAGGCGGGATAGGGAACCTTGCCGGTCTGACCATCATAGGACAGGGCATCCTTCAGGTGCTCCAGAAGACGTACGCGGTGCTGGCCGAGGCGTCGCCTTATCTGGCGTCGGTGTCCCAGCAGTTCAAGACCGCCGCGGACATCTACCTGAGGCCCATGGGGGATTCGATAGCCAGGCTGCTCCAGCCCTCCAGCGAGGAGTGGCTGGAACTGTCTGAGGCAAGGTCTGAGCTGTTCGCACAGATGGAGGAGGACTACGGCCCGGTGGCGGTCATACTGGCTACCCTGGCCACCGCCCTGGGCGACGCCTGGACCGCCGTGCTGGAGTTCCAATGGGGGATGCTGAACGCCCTGTCCAGCATTGTCATGTGGCCCATCGACAAACTGGGGGACATGCTCGGGGTGGACCTCCCCGGCTCCTTGGACGAGCTGCTGGAAAAGCTGTTCGGCATCACCGGCGGGTTCGACGGCATCAAGAAGGCCGTGATGGAGGACCTTCCCGAGAAGCTGGGCGAAGCTTGGGACGGCATGGCGAAGTGGTTCGAGAGCGGCATCGCCGAGATCGGGGAGGCCATCGGGGGCTTCGGGACGTGGCTGTGGAACAGCATCACCGGGGCCATCGGGAACATAGCCGAGGCCGTGAGCGGGTTCGGGAGCTGGATATGGAGCGGCATCACCGGGGCCCTGAGCGGAGCATGGAGCACCATCTCGGGGTTCGGTACCTGGATATACAACTCTCTCAAGACCGCCCTGGGTGGTATTGGGTACGAGGCGTACAAGGCGTTCCATAACGCCATCGCCTCTATGCTGAACGGCATAGCGAACATCGAGCTGCCCCTGGTAGGCAAGCCCTTCAAGGGGCTGTTCGGCACGATTCCCATGCTGGCCTCCGGCGGTATCGTCACCCAGCCGACCTTGGCCATGATCGGGGAGCGTGGAGCGGAGGCGGTGATACCGCTCAACAAGGCCGGACAGTTGGGCATGGGGCAGGGAATGAACGTGACCATCCAGATGAACGCCCCCGTGTACGGAGTCGATGATCTGGAACGGACCATCCGGGACATGATGAGCCGGGAACAGCTGGGGTACACGGGGTACAGGTGATAACATGGCATACACCATAACGCCCTACGAGCGGAAGGGCAGCGGGAACATCACGGGCAGCGGTACCACCGTCACCGCCGCTAACGCAGCAGCCTTCAGGAACGTGGCCGTAGGGGCTACCTTCAAGAGCGGGGGCAACACCAGGACGGTCGTGTCCAAGACCAGCGAGACCGTCCTGGTGGTCAATTCGTCCCTGAGCGTCACCGGCAAGCCCTGGACCTATCAGAACCCTGCGCTGACGCTGAGCGGCATCTACTACCTGAAGCATACCAAGACCGACAAGCCCAAGCTCACACCCATAGCCCTGAAGGACGCTGATTCGGCCTGGGCCGGGGCCAGCAGCGGGGTGTACCGGGAGATTCAGATTTCGGGCTGGATAGCCAATGCCACCCTGGCCGACCGGGAGAAGAACATCACCATCCTGGAGGGGCTGCTGGACGGGACGCAGACCAGGCACGGGACCTGCGTGTTCGCCGAGGAGTCCCCCGCCCGGTCCCTCTACGTGTACATCGGCTCGGCCACCTGGCAGATACAGCGGGACAAGCCCAAGTGGCTGGACGTGATGATAAACATGACCGAGTGCAAGAACCGCGGGAGCCTGAGCTAATGCCTTACGAGCTGACCAAGTTCCTGCATCACGACGGCACCGACACCAACGATATAATGCCCTCCGTGGTGAGCTTCGAGTGCACCAACGGGCTGTTCCCGGAGATGGGTTCGCTCAGGGCCGTGCTCACCTCGCCCTTGGAGGACGTGGACGGGAACCCGGTCAGCCTGGCCAAGGGCGACCTGATATGGCCGTACTTCCGCCAGGACACACCGTCCCTGGACATCACATGCCCGATGGCCGGGTATGTCACGGAGATCAGGCAGGAGGGGGACATACTCAACGTGACCGCTGAGTCCCTGGCCGCCCCGTTCCTGCGTTCCACCTTCACCGGGACTTATACCGCCGAACCCTATGTGTACGCCATCCTGACGGACGTGGTGAACGGGTACACGCCCCCCATGGCCCACTTGGTGTTTCAGTTCTTCGACATCTACCGGCCCAGCTATGGGGCCTCGCAGCTGGCCATAGACGCCAAGATCAACGACGTGACCTTCGACAAGGCCGGGGTGGCGGCCCTCTACCAGTATTTCTCTGAGTTCCCGGCCATCGCCTCCCTGGCGGGCACCCTGAGCACCGCCTTCGCCGTCTACCCCACCGACGAGACCGTGAGCCCCTGGAAACCCTTACTGGGTCTGTACTGGTCCGGATTCGGCAACCATCCCATATCGGCCACCCAGCTGACCTACGACAACGGGCTGATGTCCCAGGTCAAATGGAAGGACGATACCGAGTCCATACTCAACGACGTGACCATCAAGATCAGGGACGGGCAGACCTACCAGAAGACAGACGCCGCGTCGATCGCCGCCTACGGGCAGAGGGCCACCACCCTGTACCGGCCAATGTACACGGACCTGACCTATGCCCAGAGCCACGCCGACACCATGGTGGCCGCCCTGAAGGACCCCAAGGTCCGCTGCTCGGTGGCCGTTGACGCCAACGTGATATTCCCCTTCTACTCCACGGGGCTCAATTGGGTGTTCCAGATCGTGGACGACCTGACCGGGAGGACCGAGGACGTCACCCTGGTCAAGACCAC